ATAAATACCATCGTAGCAATTTCTTTGCTTCGTGGCATAAACTTGAAATTTTGTGTATAGGTATAATCTTTTAAAACTATCATACTTATATAACGTAAAAGATGCGTTTTTGTTTCTATAAAAAAAGCCTACTTTAATAGTAGGCTTTTAAAACAATATGAAAACAATTATTAAGAAGCAGAAACAATTGTAAATCCTGCAGTTACTAAACTTGTTCCAATAAAATTAGCAGCCGTTTTTTCCATTCCTTTCAATTCTAAAGTGTAACCCGAAGCGTCACCCATATTTACTCCAGAAGTAATAGTTCCGGAAGTTAATTCCATTCCATGCTCTAAACCGCAAAGGAATAAATTACCATTGTTCATTTCTACAATTACAACTGGTCTTCCAAACGCAAGTAATTTTATTTCCTTGTGCATTGTAGCAGTTAATTTCTTTAAACTTAATTTTAAACTTTGCTCAAAGAAAGTAGTTCCATTTTCTCTTGAAGAGGTTATAGTTTGGTCTAAACTATTTGTTCCTTTCAATTCATATTTAAACGCTGTAGGAGTTCCTGCTACAGCATCAATTACATCAGTATTAGTTACATTATAAGTAACTCCTGTCATATCTCCCCAATTCACAAAATAACAAGCCTTTAAACCTGCTACATTGTCTTTACATGGTTCCAAATATCCTAAACTTAAATCACAAGCCATATTTTTATTTTTTAAATTAGTTATAAAAAAAGGTGGTGTTTATTGCACCACCTTTAATCTTTTTATTTTCAGCTATTAGTTAGCTGAGTTTGTAATTCCGTAAGTTACGATATCCTCGATTGCTGCGTATTGAACACCAGCAGCCATTCTCATCACAATTCTTACGTTATTAGATCCGTCTGTTTCTGACATATCTATAACTTTTACTTCTTGCAAATCTGAATTTAAAGAAAGTCCAAAAAACAAGTTAGATTTTGTAGTTGCTAATGCTTGTGTAGCAGTTAACCCATTTGCAACAAAAAGCTTAACTCCGTCAAAAGTTAAACTTCCGTTGTTAAACCATTGTGTTCCCATTGCATTTGTACCATTTGCACCCAAACCACTTGCACCAAATCCACCTAATGCACGAACGTAAGCTCTTGCAGTTGCTTGAGAGATATATAAATACAAATCCTCTTTTCCGTAAAGTGTTGCAGGAATAGCATCAACGATTTTTCCTAATTCTGTAATAACAGTTGCAGCAGCAGTAATGTTAGTTGAAGTAGCAGCAATTTCTTGCGCAGTTGGTAAACCAGCATCTAAAGCAATTTTAGTTACAAATCCATCAAATTGTCCACTTGTAGCAGTAGCACCATTCCAGATAGCAACTTCATTTTGTGCAGCAACTTTAGAAGCTACATACCCAATTAAGTATTCTTGAAAAGATGGAGGCAAAGTATCAAAAGATGAATAACCTTGCTCAATTCCTTGCCAAGTTGTATGGAAAGTTTTTTTGCATAATTCTAAATTTACCTGCAAATCTTTTACAGTTAAAACTCTTTCAGTTAAAGTAACTGTAGAAGTTGAAGTAAAGTCACAAGTCGCGTCTTTTAATAAACCATCAGTAGCAATTTTCTGTAAAACTTGTTTGTATTTTACATTTGGTAATACTTCAACACCACCGTTTTCGATAGTTGGAGAAGAAAGTAATGCAGCCGCCACATATTTTGAAGCGAATTCACCTGCATAGGTTGTTGTTAATGAAAGCGTTGTAGCCATTTTTTAAATATTTATTAGTTAGTTTTTAAATAATTTTGAGAAAACTACATCTTCTGTAGTTCTTTCACGTTTTGATGCAATTTGAAAAGAGTTTTTTTCAACTACATTTTCAGGGTTATGCGTAATAATTGAAGCAGCGGGAACATTACTTGCTAATTCAACTTTTAATGCTTCAATTTCAGCTTTTAATGCAGCATTAATTGTTGCAAAATTTTCAACCTCAGCAAAGAAAGTTTCTTTAGATACAGTTTCAACAACTTTTTTAGCTGTAGCTTCTGCCATAACTGGTTCGGTTGCTTCTGTTTTAGGTGCTGCTTCTTCTGCTGCTTCTGGAGCAATAGATTTGATAATACCTTCCGTTTCAACTACCAATACATCCCCATTTGCCAAAGTATATTCTCCAACAGGCATTGGTATTGCACCCTCTGGTGTAACAATTCCAATAGAATAATCTGGAGCGAACTCCTCTGCTTCAACGGTGGTAACTCCATCCATTAAAGTTTGTTGAGCCAACTTAACTTCCATTGAAAGTAGTTGCTTAACATTGTTTAGTACATTTTTGTAAGTCATATTTAATTAATTGTTAGTAATTACTCGTGTTGTATTCGTGTTAACCACGTTTGAAATTGATTGTTCAACTAGTGATCCAATCCCTTGAGCTAATGTTTCTCCCGTGCAACATTCTTTTTTATATTTGCCATCTTTACAAAGGCATCCTCTTTTGCCACCTACGGGGCTTGTTTTACTTTTAGTTGCCATTTAATAAGTCTTTTAGTTGTTGAATTAACTCTTTATTTTTAGAACTCATTTCTGCCTTATCTGCAAAATACCCCTCTATTGAAAATCCTTTAATTTCTCCTGCTTTTACTTTGCTCCAAATCTCGTCATTATTGCATTTCATCGAAATCATCCAAGTACCTTTTGGTAAACTAAAACCATACTCTTTTGATTTGTCCATTTCGGGATTATCAATTATCCAACTTTCAACAACCGACATATCTTTAATCGCTTTGTCATGCATTAGAGTTGCATTGTTTTGGTTTCCGTTTATTAAGAATAATTCAGATGCTTGTTTGATTGTTTCGGATGAAAAATAAACGTAAAATTCATCTTTGCCATTCTTGCGAAATATTTGTTTATTTGGAATTAAAGCCGCACCCATTAAAATACGTTTATCGTTATCGACTTCCGTAAATTCAATTTTTATGTGCTCTTTTAATGCAATCCAATCGGATTCAATAGCGGGTTTGTCGACTACGCTAATTGCATCGACTCCATCCGTTTCTTTATTCAATACTAATTCAAATATTTGCATACTCATATAACGTTATTTATTTTGTTTTGTTTCTAAATCGTGTTTAAAGTATTGATAATTAACCTAATGTAGCGTTAGAAACTATATTTCTATTTAACCCTTGAGCCGTTGTAACGTCTCCAGCAGTCACATAAGTTTTTAAAACAGGCGCTCCTTGTTGTTGCATAACTCCAGCAATTTGATTAACACCGCTATTACCTACTACATTGAAACTTGGTGCAGCGGGTGCAGAAGCTCCAGCACTTGGAGCACTGCCACCTCCAGCGCTAACAGAACCACCTCCGGATAATAATTGTTTTGCTTTTGATATATTAGAAGCTACAGACATAGCAGTAGTAGCATAAGAAATAACTCTTGCAATTGTACCAATACCAGGTACTAATGGAAATGCTAATTGAGCAGCAACACCCTCTGCATTTGCTAAAGTTGAAGCTTTAGATAATGCGACTGCTGAGTCAATTCCAATTTGAGTTAATGCAATAGTTTTAGATAGCACTTGACCTGCTTTTGTTTTTGCTAATCCTGTAGATTCTAACCCAGAAATAATATCAGTTAAATTTTGTTTAGATAAAGCAATAGCTGTATCTTTATTTTTTTGAAATTCTTCTTCTTTTTTAGCATCATCAGCTATTTTTTTTAATCTATCAGCAGCATCTTTTTCTTCTTTCGCTACTTTATCAGCAGTTGTTTTTTCTGCAGCTAATTTATTTTTATCGTCTAATTCTTGATTTAATGTTACATATTTTTCATTATACAAAGCCATTAAATTAGCTTTCTCGTTTGCAGTTTTTGCTATTTTTTGTATTTCAGATAAATCTCTTTGAGCTTGTAGGTCTAACTTTTCCTCGTCAGTTTTTGCGTTTAGATTTTGTAAATCGTCATTATATTTTTTTTCTAAATCTTGTATTGCTTTTTTATGGTCTGCAATATTTTTAGCTCTGTCCTCTAATTCTTTTTTCTTTGCATCAGATAATTCTTTGTCTTTTGCTTTTTGTGCATCTATTGCTTCTTTTTGGTCTGAGGTTTCTTGTCTTAATAACATTTTTTTCTGTTTATTAAGCTTGATTCCAGTCATTGCATTTTCGGTTTCAGCTTCGTTTAATGCAATAGTAGCATCCCGAATTTCTCCTTTCATTTTCTTTTCAGCTTCTCCGCCCATAGCCGCAGCCCTATCTTTTAATATCCTTAAATCTTCTGCGGCTATTCTTGTTTTTTCTTTGCTAGATGCTTTTTCAGCTTTTGTAACTTCTTCTAATGCTTTCTTTTTTTCGTTTATTGAAGCGGTTTCATCCGTTAAGATTTCCCTAGATTGTACTAATAATTTATTAGTTTCAGATTGTACAACTGCTTGTATTTTTCTAGCTTTATCATTAGCTTGTTGTTGCTTTTCAAGATTATAAATTATTTTAGCAGTAGTTCCATCAACTGCGTTTCCTAATTGTTTATAAGAATTTGTAGCTTCTTGATTTGCTTTTTTCATTGATTCAGCCGCACCCTTAAAATCTAAAGTAATAAATTTATAGGCTGCTGTTGCTACGTCTATTAACGCCCTTGCCAAACCAAAAACAGCATCTTTAACTTGAGCACCTACAGCAGAAACTGATGCAAAAACTGCTTTTAATTCTTTACCTCCTGCGACTGAACTTTGAAACGCTTCATATAAAAATTTTAAAGTAACAACTATAGCTGCTAAAATAGCACCAATTGGATTTGCTACCATTTCCCACATTTTCAAAATCAATCCATTTGAGCCTTTTATAGCTGCACCAAATGCAGGATTTAAACCACTAACAGCATTGCCTACTGCATCAATTCCTCCTTGCAATTTCCCAAGTCCGTCAGATTTACCTCCTAATTCAGTAGTAGCATTTGTTGCACCTTTTAAACTATTAGTTAATTGATTTGTAGATTTAGTAGTAGCTTCTAAATTATGGTCTACTTTAATATGAATTACCTTAGTGTCCATTTTATTTGTCGTTTAAGTTGGTTTTTAAATTTTTTAAAACTTGAAATCATTTCATTTTTACCCTTTGCAATTTCTATATTTTCAGAAATTCCGTAATGTTCGTGTAGCTGTAGTAGTTGTATAATATTTTTAAGCATTTTGTATGATGTTTATAAATTGTGAATTTCTAGGATTTGTATATTGGATTTCAATTTCTTTAAATGCAACGTCTTTTGTAGTGTTAGCTGCAATTGGAATTAAAAAAGTGCCGTCGCTTGTTACGTCTGCGTATAAAGTGCCACCATAAATAACGTCGTATTTTTCAGCGTTCAATTTTAAAATAGTAATTTCTAAATCTTGCGCTGTATTATCGATATTAAAAACAGATTTTAACGCAAACTTTCCACTTCCAATATTAGCTACTTCTCTAAAATCAGAAATCAATTCCAAATCTGCTTCTCCCGTTGTTAAATCCGTTGTGAAAGAATTAATGATATATTTTTTATCCTTGTAAATTAGTTTGTCGTTTAGTTTTATATCGGACAGCATTGTAATTGGCATAATTGCCTTAAGTTTAATAATTCGGCAGCGGATGTCATAAAGTGCCGAAATATAGTTTTGATACCACAAAGAGAATAATGAATTATTTGTATAACCATTCATTTGCCAATTGCTCTGCTCGTTCCCAAAGTTCAAACTTGCAATATCATTATTAATAAATAGTTCGTTTGAAAATCTTTGATAATCGAAAACACCATCATAGGTTGTTCCGTTAAAAAACTTAATATTATTAATTATAGGCGTTGTTAAACCATTCTTATACATAAGTATTGGTTTGGGTTTATAGGGCTTTAAATCCTTGTCTATTAACGTTGCGGTGATAAAGTTTTCATCAATAGTTTTCTCCCACATTACATCTTCAAAGGGTGATTTAATTTCATAAGTTGCACTTTCATTTGAAAGGTTGTCCTCGTAAAGTAAATCCCCATAATCAAAACCACGATTAAAAGTATTTCTAAAAGCGTTATTTAAAATGCTTTCAGATTTTTCGTGTGCAAAACTTAATTTTTTATAAAGTTTAGTTCGATCGAAATCTACGCTATCATTTATTACATATTTATTTATGTCGATATATTTTCCGTAGCTGTAGAAAAATTCCAAAGGTTCTAAATTAAAAGAAGTTTCTGAAGTTGCAGTAATTGTAAGATTAAATAGCTTAATAATTCCGTTAAAGAAATCTACTACTTTTATGTCTGGCATTAAACTAGCTAAATCAATACTTAAAGATGTACTTAATGAACCCGTATAATTTCCAGTGTGAAATTGATTTAAATTTAAATTATAATAACGAATATATAAATTAGTTGTAAAATTTATTGGAGCTATTGAGTCTATTTCAATATAACCATTAAATCCAATTCCATCATTATTATTTGCTATAACTATTCCAGTACTCCAATCAAATGGATTTACAATTTGATTACCAATTAAGTTATCATAAATATTTATAATTGTACCGTTTAAATTTTTAACTATAATACGATATAAAATATTTACATCACTTACATTTATACCTAATTTTAATTGTAAATTCCACGCTGAAGAACCGCCAAGAAATCCAAAAGTATTAGGAAAATTAATAGTATTATTTGTAGTATTTATTTGAGTAAAAATTTCTCCAGTTCCATGTACAAAAGGCACTTTAATTCTTTCAGAATAAACTCTTTGCTGTTCACTATTCTTACAATATAAATACAATTCACTCCAATACGAAGTATCAAACAAAGTACTTGTAAAACTTATATCATATCTATTACCGATAAACTCAAATATTTTGCTTACAGGAATAGCAGGAAATAAATCGGAATATACTACCGAAGTATCAGGACTTGTTCCAATAGTTACATCGTAAGCTCCACCATTCCCGTAGGTATATTGGTGTTGGTTTCCTACTATTGGATAATAAACACCATCGTTTGTAGTGCCATCAATTCTGTTTTTAATATCCGTAGCCGTATAATTATGATTAAGCGAACTATAATCTAATATAGATAATTTTTCCTCTTTAAATAAGTCTTTAATCTGTTTTACTTTTCCATAAAATGTAATTGAATAGCTTTCTAAACGATTATTTTTTTCGTTTGCTTTCTCAATTTGTATCTTACCACTTTTAAATGGAATAGAATTTAACTCAATTATTGCATCGTATCTTATACGCTGGTCAAATCCGTCATTAACTCCGCTTTCATTCCAATAATTAAAAATAATATTATTGTTTTTGGATGCAGGAATAGTAAAACTTTGAGTATAATCTGTAAATACTTTTGATAAATCGTTAATATTTTGAACGCTCGAAGTAAGAGAAATTTTTTCATCCTTGAATAAATCAATTCTTTTTAACTCGTCACCTAATTTTATGTAAATTTCTACGCTTACCATTATACAACGTTATTTATTAATTGTGATGCGACTTCAAACTCAAATTCGTAGTTAATTACTTTCTCATTAAGATTTGTTTTTAAAAGTTGTGAGCTTGTTTTTAAAGTAACTGCTTTTGTAACCGTTGCTCCCTCTTCGGTGTAAGTCAATAGTAGATTTTCAGAAAGCAAAATATCTTTTATATTTTCGTTTTCGCTTTCGTTAACCCATCCCGAATTACATTTAATCATTTTGCTTCCATTTTTATTGAAAACTCTTTTTTGCCCTAAAGAAGCATTATAAAATGGATAAGTAGTAAAAGTATTAGTATTGTATTCCGTTCCCTTAGCCTCGATATTTTGTATTGAATTTTTAAAGAAAGTCATTGATTGCAAACCGCCATATCTATTTACATAATCTAATTTAATCGGAGTGTATTTTGGTTCACAAAGATTAACTAAACGAATCTGAAAAACCTTTTCAATATCCTCTCCCATTTTAAATATTTGAAAGTAATTTTTTACATTATAATGAATAGAGCTATTTGAAAGTGGTAACCTTTTAAATAAATAACTTCCATTGTTCGCTATTGTTTCTGTATCTGAAAATACACCATCTGAAATAACACATCGATAATCACTACCAAAATTGTTAAAATCAAAAATAAAGTCTAACGTAGGAAAATCTAAACCCCTTGTGTAATTTATATCGTAAGTAACTTCTTTTACTAATGGTATGAAATCCCTTGTTTCAATATTATTTGGAGGAATAGGTTTTTTTATCCTACCTTCTGTTATACCTCGTTTATATGTTTCTGAATGCTTTTTTTTATGTATTTCTGAACGTTCCTCTCTTTTCTTTCCTTTATGAGATTCACTCATTCGTTGTTTTG